GCGCCGCGGGGTGCTCACGTCTTGACGGGTTCCAACTCCGCTACGTCTACTTCATCGACCCGACGGCGCGCGAGCGTCTCACGGTGCCGGTGCTTCCATTCTCTGCGATCGACGCTGCGGGTGCTCGGATGTACCGCGGCAAGCCTCTGTGCGCCGGATCCAGCGCTTGCGACGGCACCCCCGTCGCGGCGGGTGGTGCAACTCCAACCCCGGCGCTCCAGTAGTCACAGTGGCTCGCACGTACGCCTTCCGCGCGTCGATGCGCGTGCCGATGCTCGAGGCCCTTGCAGCGGGTGCGACGTACCGCGACGCGTGCGGCAAGGTCGGCATCCCGTGGCAGACGTGGTGCGGGTGGTGCCGCGAGGTGCGCGACGGCGCGTGCAACGATCCCGACGTCGAGGCGCTCGTCGTCGACGCCCGCAGGACGTACGCGGGCGCGACCGTGAGCCTCACGGCGACGGTGCGCGTGGCATCGCAGAAGGATTGGAAGGCTGCGGCGTTCCTGATGCAGCACCGCGTGGGCAGTCCCAAGGCGCGGCACGACACGCGACGCGCTCGCTACGAGGCGGCCATCGCGAAGCACCGCGCCGAGGGCACGCACGTCGAGCGCATCGCGACCGTTACGGACATGACCGATGATGAACTCCTCGCCGAAGCGGAGCGACTCGCCGCAGCGATCCGCGAGGGACAGACTCACTGAGGTTCTCGCGGAGCTGTCCGCGCGCTCACGCAACCGCGCAGAGCCGCTGCTGGACTTCATACCGCGGACATCTCCGCACCTGCTGACGCCGCACCACCTCGCGCCGCTCGCGCGTCTCTTCGACCGCATCGCAGCGGGTGAGCGCGTGCGGGCGTTGGTGGACGTGCCGGCGCAGCACGGCAAGACGACGACGTCGGCGCACGGCCTCGCGTACGTGCTCAAGCGACGCCCCGCGTGGCCGCTCGCCTACGTCACGTTCTCGCAGCAACAGGCGACCCGCAAGAGCCTCGACGCACAGCGCGTGGCCCTCGCAGCGGGCGCGCTCCGGTGGGACACCGACCGCGTGACGCTCGAGGAGTGGCGCACCGCACAAGGCGGCGGGTGCATCTTCACGGGCATCGGCGGCGGACTCGGCGGCAACCCTGTCCGCGTCCTCGTCTTCGACGACTTCTTCAAGAACCGCGAGGAAGCCGAGAGCCAGCATCGCCGCGACACCGTCGCCGACTGGATCACCTCCGTCGCGATCCCGCGACTCCCGGCGGACGGGTCGATCATCGTCCCTTCGACGCGGTGGCACGAAGACGACCCGTCGGGCCGTATCCAGCGCGGCGAGCTCTGCGCTGGGATGGGGTGGGAGCACGTCTCGCTCCCGTTCCTCGCGCACCTCGACGAGCACGGGCGCCGCATCGCTGACGACCACGGCGACAGCGTGCTCTGGCCACGCGACGTGTTGCCCGACGGCACCGCGGTAGGCTGGACGGTCGAAGACGCCCGCGCGCGGCTCGTGTCCGTCGGGCCGTACGACGCCGCGTCGATCTACCAGGGGCAGCCCCGACCGCGCGGCGGCATCGTGTACTCGCAGCCCACGCGCTGCGACGCGCCGCAGACCGCGGGCGCTCGTTTCGTCATCGGGGCGGACCCCGCGGGCACCGACGGGCCGCAGTCGAATCACAGCGTCTTCGTGGCGCTCGCGCTGCGCACGGAGATGGCGCTCGACGAGGCGACGGGGCAACGCAAGCCGGTGCAGGCCGCGGACCTCGCGGGCGTGCTGCGGCTCAAGCTCCGACCCGAACACGCGGCGCCGCAGGTGCTCGCGTGGCAACGCTCCTTCGGTGGCACGCCGCTGCACATCGAAGCGACGCGCGACGGCAAGGCGTTGGGCGAGTCGCTCCGCAAGATCGCCCCGGGCATCGCGGTTCGCTACGTGCCCGCGGTCGGCGACAAGTTCATCCGGTCGCAGCCGAGCGCTGCGGCATGGAATGCGGGGCGCATCCGCGTCCCGGCTGACGCTCGCACGATGCGGTCGACCACAGACGACGACCTCTCGGCGTTCGTCCGCGTCGTGACCGGCTTCTCCGGCATGGGCGACCGCGAAGACGATGATGTCGACGCGCTCGCGCACGCGTGGGCCGCGGCGACCTCGAGCGCAGCACCTTCCTCCGGCAACGTATGGTGACCACCGTCGAAAACTCCCGCATCCTCGCGGCGCTCCCGGGCAAGCCGGACGAGCTGCGCGATGCGCTTCTCGACGGTCACGACGACCGCGACGGCGACCTCGGCTGCGCGTGGTGGAAGATCGTCCGCGATGCGTACGAGGGGACGGGCGGCTTCGCACGCTCGCTCCGCGCCGCGTCGACGATCGACGTGCGGCTCGCGGATTTCGAGCGTGATGGATACTTCGCGGGGAGCGGGCGCAGTACCTACCTCGTACCCTTCCCGCGCGAGGCGGCGGCGCAGTTCCAATCGCGCGCGGATCGCAGCTCCTACACGAACTTCGTCGCGCCGATCATCGACACCTACCACGGCCACCTCACGCGCCACCGCGCAACGCGCACGTCGACCTCCGACGTGGTCAATGCGTGGTGGGCGAAGGTCGACGCGGAGGGCCACGACATCGGCGAGTTCATGGCGCTCGCGACCAAGCGCGCGCAGCTTGACGGGTGGTGCGCAGTGCTCACCGACCGCGACGTGAGCCCGACAGCGCGCGCTGGCGTGACGCGATCGACGATCCTCGACCCCGAGGAGGTGCGCGATTGGCAGTTCGGCCGCGATGGCGCGCTCGACTGGATCAAGATCGTCAGCGAGTGGGAAGAGGAAGACCCGACCGATGGCGTCGAGGTCTGCGTCGTCGAGGCGTCGTACTGGACCCGCACCGAGTGGGCGCGCGTGCGGATGGAGACGCGCGAGATCGACGACAAGAAACTCGACCCCGTCGTGACGATGTTCGCGGGCGACAACCCGACGGGCCGCGTCCCGGTGTCTGTGCTTCGGTGGCAAGACTCCGTCCGCTGCCGCGCGCTCTACGGACTCTCGCAGGTGTACTGCGTGGTGCCGCTCGTGCTCGCGCTGTTCAACGTCGAGAGCGAGCTCACGCACCATCTCGCGAACGTGAACTTCGCGTTCCTCGCGGTGTGCTCCGACGAGAAAGATGCTCTCGCCAACCTGCGGCTCGGCACGAACTCCGGAATGCAGTACGGCACGAACGAGCAGCCGCCGCAGTTCGTCGCGCCGCCCGAGTCCGTCGCGCTCCAGTACGCGCTGCGCTCCGAGCAACTGACGCGGTCGATCTACACCGCGGCGAAGATCGAGCGCCCCGACGCGACCGCCGCGGGTGGCGACGCGGCGAGCGGCGTCGCCAAGGCGTACGACTTCGCGCAGACTGACGCGACGCTGACCGGCTTCGCTCGGCAGTGCACGCGGTTCGAGTTCGACATGGTCGACGTCGTCGCGCGGTGGGACTCCGCCACCACCGCCGACAAGGTCGTGGCCGCGACGGTGGTGCAGTACCCGAAGCGCTTCGACGCGCGCGGCATCGCCGATGACCTCGGCGCGATGTTCGCCGTCCTCGACGAGAAGGTGCGCGCGCAGTTCCCGCCCGAAGTGATCCGTCAGGCGCGGCTCGCGCTCGCGCGGATGCTGTTCCCCGAAGCAGACACCGCGACGGAGAAGACCATCACCGATCAGGTCACGGCGATGTACGAAGCCGACAAGGCATCGCTCACCGCGGGCGCATTCGCCGCGCACGTCGACGCCGCGATCAACGCGCTGCCTCCCGCGACCGGGGCGACCGCCGACACCGTGCCGATGACCCACACCTGACCGGCAGCGCAACCCCGCGCTGACCCGACCGCGCAGACGCTCGACGCACCCGCCAGAGCCGACGCGCACCACTACCTCGCGACCATGCGCGGGGCGAATGGAGCACCATGGCTGACACCGACACGACCACGAACGACACCGCGGCCAACGCCGGAGGCGACAACGCCGCCGCGCAGGTCGCCAAGCCCGCCGACGCGCCCGTCTACACGAAGGCGCAGCTCACCGAGAAGATCGCGCGCGAGGTCGCCAAGGCCGCGCAGGAGCGCGACTCGCTCGCCGCGAAGCTCGCGGAGTACGAGGCCGAGAAGGAGCAGGAGCGTGTTGCGAAGCTCTCGGCCACGCAGCGCGCCGAAGAGGAGCGCAAGCGCGCCGAGAAGGCGACGGCCGAGAAGATCGCCGCCCTGGAGTCGCGTGCCGCGCAGGAGCGCACGAAGCGTCACGAGACGATGCGCTCACACCGCGCCGCGTCCGTCGCCTCGACGCTCGTGCAGCACCTGTGGACGCCCGCGCTCGCGCCCGAGGTCGAGCGCGTCATCGCGGAGCGCCTCGTCGTCGTTGACGACGGCAAGGGCGGCGAGACCGTGCTCGTGCGCATGGGCGCCGAGGGCGACAATGAGCCCATCGAGACGGCGCTTCCGAAGCTGCGCGAGGACCCGCGCATCGCCTCGTACTTCAAGATCAACGGGGGCTCCGGCGCGCAGCACGGGGGCGGCGGCTCGGGCGCGCGCTTCGACCCGATGTCTGGCGACCCGACCGACATGATCGCGCAGGGGCTGAGGTCCCGGCGCAACACGTAACAACACAACGCCCGGCGCCGCGTAGCGCGCCAAGGAACAGCAGCCATGGGCATCTCCCTCATCGAACTCCTCAAGACCACCAGCGACCCCGTGCAGGCGGGCGTGATCCGCAACATCATCACCGCGGATCAGCTCTCCGCCGTGCTGCCCTTCGAGGACATCGGGAGCGACCACGTCACCTACGTGCGAGAGGCCGCGCTCCCCGCGACCTCGACGCCGTCGACCGCGGCGACGATCACCGAGGACAACACCGCCGCCGACGACCGCATGTCGTCGTACGTGCGCCGGTTCGTGATCGACCAGTCGATCGACAACCTCGACGCGCGGGGCGCGGGCGGCATGGTGAACGCGCGCGCGAAGGCCATCGCGAAGGCCGCGAAGAGCCTCGGCCGCAAGTACGGCACCGACGTCATCAACGCCAACGCGAACTGGACCGTCACGGTGCAGGAGCTCGGGTCGAGCGGCATCTCCGCGGCGACGATCAGCGTCGGCCCCGGGCACGACTCGCGGCAGCCCATCGGGTCGATCAAGTACACGCACTCAGGCACCACCGTCGCCTACAAGGCGCCCGGGGACGCCGACTACGGCACCGCCGTCACGTACTCCGCGGGCGTGCGCGTCTACTCGCAGAACCCGAACAAGTGGATCACGGTGACCTTCACGGGCACGCGCACCACGAACGGCATCACTGTCTTCTCGTTCGCGCCGACCTCGTCGTCAGTGCAGATCGACGGCCTGATCCGGCTCCTGCCGTCGGCGCAGCTCATCTCCTCGAGCGGCACCAACGGCGATGCCATCGCGCTCTCAGCGCTCGACCAGCTCATCGACGCCGTGAAGGCCGACGGGCAGAAGATGCTCGTGATGCCCGCGCGCACGCGGCGCTCGATCGACTCGCTCCTCCGCTCCCTCGGCGGCGTGACGACGGGCGAGCAGCGGTCGCAGTTCTCGCCGTCGATCATGGGCACGCCGATGCCCAGCTACAACGGCGTCCCGATCTGCGTCACCGACTGGATGCCCGTCAACCGCGCCAAGGGCTCGCTGTCGAACGGGACCATGGTGTTCTGCGTCGCCATCGGCGGCGAAGGCATCACGGGCATCTACTCGGGCACGATGCCGGGCGAGGAGGAGTCCTACGAGCTGATCTCGCAGGGCGCGAACGGCATCACCGTTCTCAACCTCGGCACGTCGCAGACCGCCGACACCCGCAAGGTGCGCGTGAAGGCGTACTGGGGGCTCAAGCTCGGGTCGGACTACGGCATCGCCGCCCTCGACGAGATCACCAACTGAGAGCGGGGCGCCGATGATCTCCGAAGCGTTCAAGGATTCGTGGATGACCGACGACCCGCGTCGCGTGCGCATGCCCGCGTTCACGGGGTCGCACGCCGGCGTGACGTTCGTCGACGGCGACAACGTCACCCCCATGCCCGCGAAGACGCTTCGGAGGCTCGTCACCGCGGGCGTGGTCATCGAAGACCTCGGCCCGTGGCCCTCGGACACTCCTTCGGAGTCTGCATCGCCCGCGATCGAGCCGCCCCCGTCCGCCGACGCGGGCGATGCAGCCCCGGACTCTCCCGCGGACGATTCGTCGCCCGCCGACACCGCCACGAAGCCCCGCAAGGCCCCGCGCTGACCCGCCGTGACCACGACCTACTCCACCGACGACGACGTGCGCGGGCCGTGCGGGTCTGTCCTCGCAGACCAGGCCCTCGTCGCTGTCAACACCGCGCGGGCGAAGCTCTCGCAGGCGGCAACGACCCTCGATGCGTACCGCGTCGAGGCGCAGCGGCAGATCCTGATCGCGCTCCGCCTGCGAGGCATCCTCGACACGGACATCTCACGTCCCGCGGACCTCCTCGCGCCGGAAGTGGCGCTGACCATCGCGCTCCTGTGCGAGTCGCTCCTCCAGCACGCCCCCACGCGCGCCGTGCCCAATGCCACGGCCGACACCTTCGCGCAGGGCGCGGCGTACTGGCGCGAGCGATACAACGTGCTGATCGCCGCGGCCTCGCCGATCGACGGGCGACGCGGCGCTGGTCGCTCCTTCTCGTGGGACAGGTGCTGACGTGGCGCGCGCGATCTCGCCCGTCCTCGACTACGTCGCGGCGCTCGTGCTCGGCACGGCGGGCACGGGTCGCACGGTGCCCGCATCGACCTTCCGCGCCGACGTGCTCGCCTCGGAGATGGGCGACGCAGAGTACCCGCCCGTCAACGCCGATCGCACCGTGTCGGTGCGCTACGAGGGCCGCGGTCGCGCACGCGATCAGTTCACCTCGGGCGCCCCGCAGGTGCTTCGCGTGACGCTCCTCGTCGGCTACCGCTACGACGAGGACGCCCCGCAGATCGGCGCCACCGACGGCGATGACCGGACAGGCAACGCCAGGCGGCGCGCGGCCGACGACCACGAGGTCATCCTGCGCGCGCTCACGTGGGCAGAGAACGGAAACACGACGCTCGCGAATGGCGTCACGGTCGTGTCGATTGCGCCCGCGGGCGACGAGGCAGACGGCGCGCAGTCGATCGACGACACCGGCAACGGGCTCTTGATCTCGCGCACGCCGCTTCTCGTGACCGTGCAGATGTCGCCGCTCACTGCGTGGGAGGTCGGAGCATGAGCGACCCGCTCTCCATCCGCTTCCCGCGGGGCGCGCGCTTCGACGGGGCACGGCAGCTTGTGCAGCGCGTGAACGACCTGACCGACGCGCTCGGCTCCCGGTGGACGGTGGAGTTCAAGCTCCCGTCGACCGTGCGGCAGCCGCCGCGCACGCTCCGTCCGCGCAAGGGAGCGCCGCCGAAGCAGCCGACGATCGCGGAGGTCATCGGGTACTTCACCCTCGGCGGGTCGGGGCCGGCGCGCAACATGTTCGAGGTCAACGACTACGCGCGCAGGTGGCTCGCGACGCGCGTCGTCGACCGCTTCGTGGCGCAGGCGACGTCGGGCGGCGCAGTGCCGAACGCAGGCGCGCTGATGACGACGATCGCGTTCGGTCTGCGCGACCTCGTCTTGCAGCGCTGGGAAGCGGGCGGCGGTGACCTGAACCTCTCGCCGCTCACGGCGCAGCACGTCGCGCGCAAGGTCGCGCTCGGCTACCCCACGCGCATCGGCACGATGACCGGACAGAGCCTCAAGGCGCTTCGCAGCGCGCAACCCATCGCCCGCCGCGCGGGCTGACGCAGGGACGGAGCACACACGACCATGGCACAGATCAACTTGCTCGCGGATCAGCACATCTGCCGCGTCGGCCGCGAGTCGACCTTTCAGACCACGGCGGGCACGATGATCCGGCTCGCGCTCTCCGGTCGTCAGCGCCCCCTCGGCGCGTCGACGCGCGAGATGCTCAAGAGCGCCGACCTCGGGCTCTACCGGCACGACCCGAATCAGAAGATCCTCGGGCGGCAGATGGGGTCGCCCGTACCGATCGTGTTCGAGGTGAAAGGCATCCCGACGCGGCTCACGTCGAGCGCGACGCCCGCAGGGCCGTCGAGCGCCTCGGCGCTCTCGCATACGGTGATGTACGACCACTGGCTCGGTGGAACGCACGTCGACGCGGGGTCGACCGTCGCCGCGTCGCCCTCGCCGACCGCGGGCGGGTGCACGGTTGCAGCGGGTCACGGCTCGCGCTTCGTGGTCGGTGGAATCATCGGGTTCAATGGCGTTCCGCGAGTCGTCACGGCGGTCTCCACCGACGCGATCACGTGGTACCCCGACCTCTCCGCGGCGCCCTCGGCGGGCGACGTCATCACCAACAGCTTCTCCCACTACCGCGCCGAGGCGCAGACGCAGTCGCTCACCGTCGAGACCGCGTACTACGAGACCGGCACGCCCGAGGATCAGCGCCGCGCGCGCGGCGTCGTGGGGCAGTGCGCGTGGGCCGCGGAGATGGGGCAGCTCGGGAAGGTCACGTTCAACGGCACGGCCGCGTCCACCGACGGCCCGGGTGACCTGTCGATCTCCGTCACGGAGGTCTCCGACGACATGGGCGCGTCGATCCGATGGGATGGCGTCGCCGACATGTTCGTCTCGGGCACGACCTCGGCGCCGACGCACGCGTGCATCCGGTCCATCAAGCCCGCGGTGCCGAACAAGTGGGCGACGGTGATGTGCGGCTCCGCGGAGAACACCGTCAACAGCGCCGTCGCCACCGGGGGCCGCGAGGACCCGATCACCGTGGAGCTCGAGATCAGGTTCGACGCGGCGATGTACACGGGGTTCGAGGCGGGCACGAAGTACACGCTCTTCGCGTACACCACGCAGGGCTCGGGCTCCTCGCAGCGCACCGTGGGCTGGTACTTCCCGACGCTCTCTTTCGCGGAGAAGCCCGTCGAGAACGAGCAGGACGGGCTGATCTACATCACCGCGAAGATGGAAGCGCTCCAGTCCTCCGTCACCTCGGGCAGCGACGCAGCGCGCAGCCCCGCGACCCTGTTTCTGATGTGAGAGGCACATGGACAACCTGACCAGCGTTCTCGACGTCGTGCTCGTGACCGGCACGGGTGATCCGGCGTTCGACAAGACGCATCCGCAGTACGCCGCCCTCGCGACAGCCTACGCACGCAGCCGCTCGCCCGAAGACCTCGAGGCCCTCATGGCGTGCTGCAAGCCCGGCGCAAAGCCGTGGGTGTTCAAGGTCTCCCCGCTGTCGGTCTTCGCCGCGGAGTGGACCACGAACGGCACGTCGCCGACGGACGTGAGCCGCTACTCGCGCGCGTTCCTCGCGTCGTGCTTCTCCGTCGTCGCGCCCGACGGCAGCGAGCACACGGCGCCGCGCACGACGCGCCCCGGCGACGACGAACAGCAGGCGGCGCCCGCGTGGGCGGACACCGTCGCGCGCAAGCTCGGTCGCGGCATGGGTGCCATTCGCGAGGTCGGGGCCGTCGCGCTCCAGCGCGCGGAGGTGCCGGCCGACGCCGCGGGTTTCTTCTGGCCGTTGCCTGGGGGACTGAGGCTCGCGCTCTGAGCGGTGCCCGCGACGCCTGCGGGTGTCGCCTGCGCGAAGAGTCGCGGCTCCTCGGTGAGACCACCGCCGACGGGATGGCCGATGCTCTCGCCGAAGGGTGGCGATGCCCCGGCGGAGGCCACGCGCCCTACGCCGCGCACGATGACCTACCCGACACGCCCGTACGCCCGCTACGGCGCCTCGCAGCGCGCGCAGCAACCGTCGTCGGGTGCCCACCGCACCGCACCTGCCCCTTCGCGGCGGTGTACTCCGACTCGCATCCGATCGTGACCCGCGTGCTCCACGCCCGCGCGTGCATGGAAGACGGGCTGACGGAGCGGAACGCCTTCCCTGGCGGCGTGAAGGCCGTCGACCGCGCGGCGCTGCTCATCCTGCGCGGCGGGACGATGGCGCGGCAGCGGAGCGAAGACGCAGCGCGCGAACGCGAGCGACGCGAGAGAGAAGCCGCCGACTCGGCACGCCCACGATGAACGCCACCGTCATCATCACCATGGCCGTCACCATCGACGGCGACCCGCGGGACCCCGCGGTCGTCGAAGAGATCCGCGCGGCTGTCGCTCCGATCGTCGAGCACGTGCAGCACCGCGTGACCGCGCGTGGCGTGGCCGTGGGCGACGTGCGCGCGTCGGTTCTCGTGGGCGACGATGCGCTCGCCGCCATCGCACGCGCCATGGGGGCGACGTGAGCGGCCAGGGCGTGATCGACCTCCCGGTGACGGGGCAGGTCGACGCCGCGTTGATCCGCGGGCTGATCGACCTTGGCGAGGCGCTCAAGGCCGCGTCGCAGAAGACCGAGGAGAGCGGCGAGAAAGCGCAGCGCGCGTCCGTCTCGTGGGCCTCGATGCGCGACGGCGCGCGCAAGGCCGCGGACACGTTCAACGAGGTGCACGCGGCCGTCGTGACGAACGTCGCGATGATCAACGACCTCGTGGACTCCGTCACGCGGCTCGCCGCGGAGCAGGCCCATCTTGATGCGACGAGCGCGCGCCTGGGGCTTGATCTCGACGAGGCAGCCGACGCGGCAGGAAGATTTGTTGATGCGGTTGATGTGGCCGCTGTTGCGAATCAGTTCCGGTCGCGCGACATCATTCTGACGCAGACGCAGATCAATGCGCTGTTCCGCGTCGCAGGCGCGCACGCTCAAGAACTCGGCGTCACTGTCGCACAGGCCGCAGACCAACTCACGCAAGCCCTCATCCGCGGGCGGGAGGGCGGACTCGACCGCTTCGGGCAGTCGCTCGGTGATGTGGCGGGTGCGAGCCACGGGCTCGGTGAACGCCTTGACGCGCTGGTCACGCAGGCGGGACAGGTGGCGCAGGGCTCCGATGATGCGGCCACGCGCATCGAGCGGCTGCGCAATTCGATGGACGATGCGAAGCGCGTTGCCGCGTCAGCCTTCGTCGACACGATCACGCACATCGAGTCCGTGGCGCGCAACTCGCGCACCGCGGGCACTGACGTCGACGACCTCAACACGAAGATGGAAGCGCTCGGCCGAACGGGCGCGCGCACGATGGAGCTCGTCGGGCGCCCGATCCTTGCGCTCCTTGGCGGCATCGCACTCGCGTCGCAGGGCGCGCAGATGGCGGGCGCTGTCAGCGCGGCCCTCGCGGCGGACGGTGTCGCGGCAGCGCGCGCGGAGCGTCAACGGCAGATCGAGGGGCTCCGCGCAACCGCAGCGTTCGTGGGCGATCAGTTCTCCGGCCTCGGCGCCGCAATCCGCGACACGAACGAGCGCACGACCGGCGGTGCGCCCACGTCGGACACGACGTCGCGGCCCGCACCAAGCGCCGACGCCGTGCGCAACGCCAACGCGCAACGCGCGCCGAACCGAGGCCGTCACGGCGAGTCGATCGCGTCGAACGACAACGCGGACGACCTGTCGGACTACGCGCGGCAGACCGAGCAAGAGAAGCTCAAGAGCGAGGAGCGACGCGCGGCGGCATCCCACGGCGCTCGCGAGGCCCGCAAGGAGGAACTCGCGAAGCTCGCAGAGATCCACGATGCGGAACAGCGAGTGCGGCAAGAGACGGAGCTACGCCTTGCGGGCGCGCGTGAGCTTGCGACGCAGCGCGAGCGTGAGGCGCGCGACTTCGACCGTTGGCTCGCATCGCAGACCGAACGGCTCGCCGCGGAGCAGGATCGCGAGAAGGCGCAGGAGCGCACGAAGCGTGACCGCGAGCGCGACGAGGCGAAGCAGCGCGACACGGGCAATCAGCTCCGTGACTACTTCACGCGGCAGATGCGCGACGCCAACACGATGGCCGACGTCGTCGAGGGCGCGTACAGCCGCATGACATCCGCCGCGTCGGCGCACTTCGGCGCACTCGTGACGGGCAAGGAGACGGCCGCGCAGGCGCTGCAAGGCTTCGTGCACGACACGCTCGCGGCGTTCGCGGAGCTTGCGGCACAACAGGCGCTGTACGAGCTTGCGAAGGGCCTCGCCGCGCTGTTCTTGAACCCCGCAGAGGCAGCCGCGCACTTCGGCGCCGCGGCGCTGTTCGGTGGTATCGCAGCCGGCGCGGGCGCGCTCTCGCAGGCCGTGCCCGCGACGCAGCCGGCGGGCAACGCTTCGCCCGCAGGTGGCGGCGCAGGGCCGAACCGCACGAGCGCTGACCGACGCTCGACGTCGAACGACAACGCCGCGCCGATCATCGTGCAGTATTACGCCCCGGTGATCGGTGGCCGCGACGCCACCGACGCAGAGCTCGGCGTGCGCCTCGGCCGCTACGACGACGCAGCCCGCGCCCGTCGCACCCGGAGGGCCGTGTGACGCTCCCGGTGACCACGGCGCTCGCGCCGACGTTCACGTGGACGGCGACTGCGGCGGACTTCCGCTTCACGTTCAGCGGGACGCCCGCGATCGACGTAGCGGTCGCGTCGGGCGACTACCGCATGTGCCTCGGCCCCTCGAGCGGCACGGGGCAAGACTTCATCCGCGCCGCCGAGTCCGCCATCAACGCGGCGTTCGCGGGCGCGGGTCTCAGTGACACCGTCTCGCTCACGCTCGCGAGCACGGGCATCGTGACGATGTTTCTCTCGCGGTCGGCCGTGGTCGCGGCGGGGCCTGGCCTCGTCGTGCTCGGCATCGCGCCGGCCACAGGAGCGATCCTCGCGGGGTCGCGTCCGCCGTGGCACCTCGCGCTGTTCGCCTCGGTGACCGGCGGCGTGTGGCAGCCCGTACAGACCGGCGGCGCGGAGCAGCTCTCTGACGGGCGCGTCTACGCCGTGGGGTCGACCTCGACATCGTGGCAGCGCTCGAGCGCGGCGCGCTTCATCCCGTGGAACCCCGACGTGCGCACCGCGTACTCGACGGGCGCGACGGCCCTGTGGCCCGCGGATGCGTACCTCTCCGCGCTCGGCTCGACCGCGACCGATCGCGAATGGTCAGTGCTCGACGTGCTGCAAGGCGCGCGGAACGTGGTGTGCGGGCTCGCGCTCGGCACGTGGCAGACCGTGCGGTCGTCGACCGTGACGCGCTACGACCGCGTCTACGTGGCGCCGCCGACGCTCCTGTCGCCCGAAGTGGGGCGGCTCGACGACGCGTGGGAGGCGTTCGCGGAGCTCCCCCTCAACTTCACACGGCCCACGACGAGCCCCACGGAGACGCGGGCGTAGCCTGAACGCGCGACGCCCCGTTGCTGCCCCGCCGTGACACCGCGCGGGCTTCGTGGCTACGATGCCGCGCCATGAGGCGACAGGCGGCAGCGGTGGCGTTGGTGGGGCTCCTGATGGCGGCGTGTGGCCCGGCAGACGTGGACTACACGCAGACCGCCCGCGAGCAGTGCATCGAAGGCGCGTACCGCGACGCCGGGGCCGACGGCGCGGTGGTCGACGCCGTGCTCGACACGCGGCTCTACTGCCGGGTCACTTGCGCCGATGGGTGGGGCACCTGCCGCGGCGGGCCTGCCTGCGGGCAGGTGATCCACACGGACGAGAACTGCAACGCCTGCGGCGACCGCTGCATCGGCAGCGCACGTTGTTTCCACGACACGAACAACACCCCGCCCGCCTGGATCTGCGCTTCGGTTTCCCGCTGACCTTCGCGCCTCGACGGCGCACCTCACGACATGACCAGCCGCATCACATGGGACGCGAACTCCGCGCTAGCCCCCGGTGCGCGCGTCGTGCCCGTGGTCCTCATCGCGGGCGTGCCCGTAGTGCTCACGCCGTCGAGCGTGACCCCCACCACGACGAGCGCCTCGACGCCTGACCCTTTGTGGTGGCCCGGCGCGGGGACGCTCGAGCAGACGCTTCCCGACGGCTCGACCTTCGATCCGGTGAAGCCCCTGCTCGACGCGGGGCAGACGTGGGAGGTCTACGAGCAAGCGAACATCATCGCGGGCGACGTGCGCGTCGAGGCGCTGACCTTCACGCTGTTCGACCCCGACAACGCAGCGACGGCGCTTCTGTCAATCCGTGACTCGCGCGACGGCGCGTTCCTCACGGCCGATGCCTCGGACTCCGCGACGAGCATCACCCTCGCGTCAACCGGGGTGTTTCCATCGAGCGGCATCGCGGCGATCGGCAGCGAGACGGTCACCTACAGTGGCAAGACCGGGACGACCCTGACGGGCCTTACCCGCGGCGCGTATGGCTCGCGTGCGCGGCTGCACACGTCGCCCGCATCCCACCGGCCGGTGGTCGCCGTCGGAGGGCCGCGGCACTGGCAAGGGCGACTTGCGTCGGTGTGGTACTGCGTGCTCTCCGACGACGGCACCACGCTCCGCAATCCGACGCTCGTGTACCTCGGCGTCGTCGGCGCGGGCATTCATCTTGTGGGCTCCGACCGGCAGGCGCTCACGCGGTGGTCGATCCCGCTCGACCACGTGACCATGGCGCTGACGCGCAAGATCGGCACTACATCCGTCGAGGTCTACGGCGTCGCGCACTACGAGGACACGCCCGAAGGTCACCCGCTCGGCATCTTCTACGTGCGCGACAGCGCCGCGGTGCATGTGTCGCTCACGTCGGACACGGCGTATCCGCACGACGGCGGGTGGCACCCAGACTGGCCGTCGTTCGCGCGCGCCGCGAACGTGTACGCGACGACGGCGACGGGCGGTCTCGTCTTCGTCACGTCGTCGCCGTCGCTCGTGTCCGTGCGCTTCTCGGGCACCGACGCGCACCCGATCGACGGCAGCATCGACGCGCCGTGGGGCTCACCCGAGCATTGGGAGGGCCACTGCACCACCGTCACGGGATGGGGCTACGCAGACCCGCCGCAGGCGTTCCAGCACCTCGAGGGGCGGCTCAAGATCGGCAGCTCCGAGGACTTCGCACGCATCCCGACGACGCTGGGCTACCCCGTGACGACGACTGACGGCGTCACGGGCACCGCGCGGCTTGCCCTCGTCGCGGACACCGACAGTACGCCCGGCTGCATTGCGATCATCACCAACCGCGACGCGACGACGCAGGAGCTCACGGTGCAAGCGTCGCTCCCTGGCCGCGGCCGGATGAGCGCCGCGGAGATCATGCAGGCGACGCGCATCACCTCGCGCACGCAAGCGCGTCTCGGCGTCGTGGTGTCGGGCGGCAACGTCGTGGCGTGCCTTCGCGCAACGGCCCTTGCGCTCGACGCGCTCACGGGCTCCGGCGCGTACGACAGCGCGGTCGATTGGGACGACCTCGAGCGCGCCATGTCCGCGTCGCCTTCGGCCTTCGCAGAGGGCCGCGCGTACCGCTTTACGGGCGACGGCGACACGTTTCTGTCGGTCCTCGTCGACGAGGCGCGCGTGCGCGGGATGGTGCTCTCCGTCCGCCGCGGACGCATCACCGCGCGCCGGTTGCAGTCGTTCGCCGATGTGGAGTCGGCGGTCGCCACGATCACCGAAGGCGACACGATCGCACCGGGCGGGCAAGAGCTGACGCCGGAGGTGATCGACAACACGGAGCCGACAGCGTGCTCGGTGGAGTTCCAGGTGTCGACGCCGTCGGGCGCCGTGCGCACGGTCACGGTGACGGACACGACGTTTCAAGGGGAGTTCGGCGACGGCGAGACCATCAAGGTCGGTGCGCTGCGCTACCTGCCGCCGACCGTCGACCTCCCCGACGTGACCCCTGGCCTTGTCGGTGTCGCGCAACAGATCCTCGGCCCCGCGGCGGAGCCGTACCGCGTCGTGCGCATCAGCGTGTCGCCGACGCTGATGGACTTGCAGCCGGGCGACCTCGTGACCTTCACGCACTCGCGCATCCCATCGTGGTCGGGCACGCGCGGGCTCACCTCGGCGGTCTGTCAGGTGATGGAGGTTCGCAAGCAACTGTTCGGCGGACGCCTTCGCCCGACGGTGGCGCTTCGCATCGGCAGCGGCACGCGCGCAGGCTACGCACCGTCGGTGCTCGTTGCCGCGGGCGGCATCAGCGGTACGGCTCTCACGGTCGACACCTCGACGGCGTGGGGCGCGACATGCTTCGCGCAGGACACCGACGCGCGCGGCGACGCAAGCGTCACTGCGACCGACGGATTCGAGGTGGGCGACACGGTGGTCTTGCAGCAAATCGGGACGCGCACGCCCGTCGCGCCCGAGACGCGGGTCATCGCGAGCGTGTCGACGGTGGGGATGACGTTCACGGTCGCGCCGTCGGCGACGATGGTCACCGCGTCGTCGGCGCAGTACGGCGTCATGGTCACGCTGCAATCGTATGCCTCCGCAACAGCGCGGCAGCGCTCCTTGTGGGCCTTCGTCGCCGACAAGACCAGCGGCACCTACTCGACGGGCGACGCCGCGACGAGGTGGTCCGCGTGAGCTCGACCACGACCGTCTCGACGTGGATCGACCTCCCCGCCGCGTCAGGGTCCTCGTCGCCGTGGGAGCAAGACGACCCGATGTCGTCGGGCCTCGTGATGGTCGCTGCGTCGAACGCAACGCACGCAGCGCGGGTGAACTCCCTGCGCACGCTCTACGAGCATCCGGGGAGTGACAACGTCGGGACGGACCTCCTGTTCGACAACCCCGACGCGTTCCCGTGGGATGACGACCCGAGCGCCAACAGCTTCGTGGTGTGCGCGGGCACGCACCGGCTTCGCCCATACGGCGAGACCGGCACGATGCCTCGCATCACTCTGCACGCGCGACTCGCGGCGCCCGCCACGTACACCGCGGGCATCATCTTCGTCGCGCGGCGCACGCCGGGGCGACCGTCGCCGACGGACCTTCGCGGCGTGGCGACGACGACCAGCACGTCGTTGACGGACGTGACCATTGAGTTGTTCCCGTCGATGGAGTTCCCGTCGCTCCTTGAAATCTCGCCGCGCATCGGAAGCGCGATGCCGGCGCCTGAACCGCCTGAGACCGGCACGGAGCCCACGGTGACGCTCTACGTCGGCGCGTACCGCACCGGGGGCGCGGGCGCGGGGAAGGCCACGCTCGCCGGTCTGACCATCTACCTCGCGCCGCCATGACGACCTCCGACAGACAGCTTGTCACGCCCGTCGTGCAGTCGCAGACGATGGCGACGCGCCGCACCGCGCGCGCACACCACGCCTTCGCGCTCGCCGACCTCGCGAACGACGCCGCGACGGGGCACCCCGCGCAGCGCGCGACGATCGCCCGCACGACGGGCGGCACGTTCCATCTGTTCTACGACCCACGCACCACCGCGAGGCTCGTGGAGATCGACGTCTCCGTGGGGTGGCGCGGCACGTGGGCGCCGCTCGACGGCGTGACCGTCGACCTGTCGATCACGGACGGGACGTCGACGGTGCTTTCGTCGGGGAGCGATATCCCATTCGGCCTCAAGGGGTCGGAGCTGATCCTTCCGGCGCTCGGCACAACTGATCGCCTCGGGTCGGTCACGCACACCGCGTTCTACTTGGACCGCGACGCGCTCGTGACGACGGGCCTCTCGGCAACGGCCCTGTGGCGGCTCAAGTTTGTCGTCGCGTGCGGTGCCACGGTGTACTGCGAAGGGATCTTTCTGCGCGAGGTGGCGCGCTTCACGACCGACGACGCGGAGAGCTACGGCGACTTGCCGCAGAACTACTTGCCGCGCGCGCCCATCGACACGCACCTCGCCCGCGTCGGCGCAACGCTAGAGTCCGCGTACGACACGAACCGGCGCACCTACCACGCGTTCTCTGTCGCCCAGGCGTCGCCCTTGTCGGTGACCTCGACGTCGTATGCGTCGATCCCCGGCGCGCAGAGCGAGACGGTGGGCGTCTCGCAGAAGTGGCGCGTACACCCGCGACGCATCAAGGGAGAGCCGCGGCTCGAGGTGCCGATCTACTACCGCACGTCGGGCGCGGGCGCAGGCAGCGTCCGGCTGTACACGGGCGGCGCTGGGTCTCCGTACACGATCGCCCTGCCCGCAACGTCGGGCGCGTGGTCGACCGTGACGGGTGCGGGGTATCTCGCGAACGCGGCGACCGACGACATCAAATGGGATGCGAAGGTTGCATCCGGCACACTCGAAATCGCCACGCTACACGTCGCCGACGACCCGTAGCCACGATCACCGCGCGCCCATCGCGCGCACAGGGGACACACCATGGCAGATCCGTTTCCCAGCGACCTCGCGTCGCAGGTCGACCGCACACCCGCGTCGACGCGCTCCGTGTACTACCGCCTCGACGTGTCGACGACGGACGCGTCCATCGCGCTCCCGACGGGCGGCTATCAGGTCCTGAACGATGGCTCGTCCACCGTCGTGTGCTGCTTCGACGCCACGGCGACGAACCCGGCGAGCGGCGCGAGCGTCGCAGCGTCGTTCGTGGTGAGCGCGGGCGGCGTCGCGTCGTTCACCGTCGACGCGGGCGGGCAGACGCTGCACGCGATCACGCTGACCGGCACCTCGACGCTGCGCATCGGGAGATTCTCGTGAGCCTCAAGCCAGGTGGCGGCGGC